GCCCGTCCCACTGTGCGACCAGGGTATACCCCGGTCACACAACCTCTTTTAGCAAGGTGACCGCTCTTTCGTTAGAAAGGCGGCCTCCACCTGATGTTGATGTCGACGCTATCAGGACGTCCCTGACGTTCTAAGTGCTTCGGGTCAGCAAAGGGATCATCCCCCTGCTTAAGGAAGAACTTAAGTAGGGCACCAAAGCCGGATGCTTTACTATCCGGTATTCTGGACCTCGCTACATACCCTTTAACAAGAGGGCGGTGCAGCTTGGGACACATCTTTGTACCTCGCTTATTCACGACAGAGTCGTTGTAAGTGAAGCACACAGAGTGTCGACCCAGGAGATCAGAGGTAGGTCCGACGATCGGAAAGTAGGGAAGAACTTTCCTTACGACCGAATCTAGGTACTTGGCAGTCTGCCATAAACCCCTAGAGTAGAAGAGGTTTCGGAGAGCAACCAAGCTCTGAATCTCAGAAACGTCAGCCCGTGAAGATGGAAATACTCTAGTAACCCTGACAGGTGTAACGTCAGAGCCGCTAAAGTAATCACCACCGCAAGACTCTCTGAAATTTCCATTCCAGAAAGACTTGCCGGCGTTAATCTTGAAGCCTAACAGCTCAAGATTGCCGATCACGGGACGCACCAAGTCTACAGGGATAATGATATCGTCCCCGTAGATGCGTACCTTCCCACGCATGGATTGAACATCCTTGCGCGTGATGTGTCTGCCCAGCCTTTCTTCCAAACCCATGTAGACGGCGACTAGGAACGTCATCGCCTCCACAGGAAAGGTTAGGGCTGAACCCATAGACGCGTACTTGGACAGGGGTACGATTCCCCATCCAGGGACTGAGGCCTTCGAAGACCTCGTCACTTCCAGCGCCTCTTGTAAGAGGGGCCAAAAAGAAACGAGGGATTCTACATGTCTCATCGAAACACGGTCGGAGGCTTCGCTCAGATCGAGCGTTGCCAGGCTCCCAGTAAGGGAGCCCTCATGAGCCAGGAGCCGATTTGGCACCTGATCCTTGAAACCGATTTGCCCGAAAACAACATTGCTGCGAGTGTTACCCGCGATAATGCTGGACTCGAGCAACTCACTCATCTTTTTCGAGACCGCCTGCTGCATGTATTGCATGCTGGTGGGCTCGATCGCGATGATACGAGGTGTTTGGAGCGTCTTAGGAACCGATATGACCTTTACGGGTCTCTCGGAACCAGGTTCGACGAAGTCAACTTCAGCGAAGTGGTCCAGACTGGCATAATGCCCGCCTGGGGCAGCATTCTCCCAATAGGAGAATACCGCTTCCATACGCTGAGGCCATTCGAGCTGATGGTACTTCGCGTTGCCGCGAAGCCCGTCAGCCGTGGCGCCAGGACCATGTCTTGGCGTCAACGTGCCTTCATAGAGCTCGTTTTCAAGTTCACTGAAGACATCGGAGTAAAGGAGAGCGGCGATTCGACTGAACCGTTTGTAGAGTTCAGTTGAACCTAACTCTGCCGCCCTCTTGACTTCGTTCTCACACTCGATATAACCGCGCATAGCCGCTCGCTCCCTAGCTGGAGTGCTAGGAAGCTTAATCTTCTTGAACATCAGCGTTAGCTGACGTATCGCGAAGATGGCGTCTATGCTTGGAGAATCGAGGAGCAGACCATTGCTAGAGTCGAATACTTGACTCAGGAAACCTCCTAGAAAGATAGGGAGGGGCCCTTGTCGACGTTGGAAACCAACGAAGACACTGGAGTCAACCTTCTTTGCTTCCAGGCTTCTTTCGAAGTCCTTGGCAAATGAAGGAAGGGTGATTGTCAGGAAAGACAATCCCTCGTGTTCGACACGACTCTCGAGCTTTTTGTAGTCGAGAGTGGTACTGGTGCAACACCAGGCCGCTAATTCGTTAGCGGCCACTCGCCAGAGTTCTTTTAGGCTTTTCATCTGTCCTCCATATCAAACTTGGGGGTACAGAGTCCAAAGCCGCGAGAAGTCAATCCGCACTCTTAACCGATGGAGCCTCCTCACATCTCTGTGAGGAGGCCCCAAAAGTTCGGCTAACAGTCCAGGTCCGCGAGAAATCTGTCGAATTCTTCTACCAGAAAGGAAAGGGCCTCACCTACAGGCAAGGCAACTCCCTTGTCTAATGGAATATCGACAAGATCTTCGAAGACCAAGTTGCCCATGATTGACCGTCGCATATAAGCGACGAAGTCACGAGCAACGCACTCGACGCCGAGAGACGAGCT